ATGGAGTTAGGCTTCTTAATGTACACTCGTTTTGATGGTAAATTAATTCAGACAGCGGCAATTAAGCACTTGAAGAATCTGTAAATAATAGGGGATAGTAAAGGGATAGGGAGAAATCTCTATCCCTACTTAAAAATATAAAGATGGCCTGGAAAGTAACAACTGCACCTGCTAAAGAAGTTTGGACATTAAATGAAGTTAAGAATTATCTTAAAGTAGATACTTCTGCCGATGATACTTTAATTACTACTCTATTGCAGTCAGCTCGTGAAGTTGCAGAGCGTTATCTTAATCAAGCGTTAATTACACAAACAATAACAGAGAAGTTAGATAGGCTTAATAACCCTACTATTTACTTATCTGTTTCTCCAGTAATTGCCGTTAGTTTATTTCAATATAACGATGGAGTTAATAGCGTTCAAACTTACAATTCTGCTAATTATGTTGTAGATACTTTTTTAAAGCCTGGAAGATTAGCTTTAGCATACGGCAAAACATGGCCAACACTTTATGGTAATATTAATGATGTAACAATAACTTACACGGCAGGATATAGCACAGAGCCATCTGGAGTGCCAATGCAGATAAGACAGGCTGTATTAATGATGATAGCAGATGGTTACGATAATAGAGAAGATTATATAAAGAAATTACCAACAGCATCGGAGTATTTACTTGATCAATATCGCGTACAATTATTCTAATGAGATACAACAAGAAAGAAGAAATAGGAAAGTTGAGAGAAAGAATAATAGTACAGAGTGTATCTCGTGCTATTGGTACTACTGGTTTTGGAACAGAAACATGGAGTAATTTTGCCGAGGTGTGGGCAATAGTAGATTATAAAGGAGTAAACAAGGAGGAGGTAGAAGGTGGCAAGATAACAGCATTAAGCCAGGTGAGAGTTACCTGTCGAAATAGGACAGACATAAACGAGCAACAAAGAATTATCTGGATGGATAAATACTATCAAATAGAGAATCTCCAGATAAGTGAAGACAATATGTATTTGCATTTATTTTGTTCATTTGCTCAAAACTATGTTTAATGTTTATATCACAAGCAAAGTTAAATAGGCTAAAAAGATTGGAAGGCAAGACTAATAAAAAAGGTCAGCCATTAGCTATATCTAATTTTGCAGAAAGTGTTATTGAACTTGACAACATTATGCAGCAAATTACAATAAATAAAAGAAAAGAAATTACAAAAGCAGCAGAGCCTATTGCACTTGCTGCTTATAGAAATCTTGTACCAAAATCTTCTATATCACATAAATTTTATGTAAAAGGTAAAGGTTTAAAGTATAATATAATGCCTGGTAATTTACAACGCTCAATACAAATAGTAAGTGATGTAAAAAACTTTAAATATTTAACTTCTGCTATTGGCCCATTGTATAAAGATGCTGGCAAAGGTGTTACATTAGGTAGTGATAGTAAATCAGATGGATTTTACGCTCATATGGTTTATGGAAATACTAAGGCATGGGTAAAAAAAGTTAAGAATCAAGCAGAAAGAGCAAGTCAAATGGCAGTAATAAATAAAATGTCTGGTGAAGCTCTTAAAATGGCAAAACAATATCCTCGTAAATTTTGGGAGTTATGATAGGTAAAGTAATATACGGGAGATTGACAACTGATGCAGCAGTAACTGGTATTTGTGGATTAAATATCTTTCCGGACATTGCTCCACAGAATGTACAATATCCTTTTATGGTTTATACTGTCGTAAATTCTTTACCGGTTGATTACAAAGATGGACAAAGTAACTTAGAAGAAATTAATGTGCAGATAGATGTATATACTAATAATTACGAAACTACACAAACACTTGCAAACAATGTTCGCAATCGGTTAGATAGATTTGTAGGAACGGTAAATGGAATTACTGTACAAACATTAAAATATATGAGCTCTGACAGTCAGGTATATAATGCTGATTTAAATGTATACTGGATGAGTGTTGATTTTATGGCAAAAATGAAACGATGAAACTAAGATTATTAAAAGAATGGAATGGAAAGGCACCAGGTAAAGTAGGTGTGTTTTTATCTGAATATGGTGAGCAAATGATTAAAGATGGCATTGCAGAACTACTTGATGAAGACTTTGTTGTTGAACAAATGCCGCAGAAAGAGGAGACTAAGCAAAATCCAGTTTACATTCCTATTCCAGTGCCTAACTCATATTTCAATGACGAAGAGCAAGAAGAGAAAATTAATAAACCAAAAAATAAATAAAAATGGCAACTACTGGCATAATTAATGGTACGTTGATGCGACTATACAAAGATAGCACTGCTATCGGTTACGCAACATCCTGCCAAATGAACATCTCCTCAGCCATGCGTGAAATCTTAACAAAGGATTCAGCAGCTGGAGGATGGAGGGAAGTAAAGAAAGGTCAACTCTCTGGCACACTGTCCACCGAGGCATTGTATGCCGGGCCTGGTGATTCTTCCACCAATTACCTATTTGATGATCTCTTTACCGACTTAATATCGGGCACAGCATTGACTATTAAATTTACTACTGACGTACAAGGTGACAATGTGTTTACAATGTCTGCAATTTGTACATCATTAGATTTAAACGCAGGTGTAGAAGAGAATACAAGCTATTCAGCATCCTTTGAGGTTACTGGTGCAATCGTGAAGACAACTAAAGCATAATTTTAAATCCTAACACATGAAAACAATAACAATAGCCAACACATCCATACCGATTAAATTTGGTATGTATGTGTTAGGTACATTTCTAAGGGAGAGGAAACTTAAATTAAGTGACCTTTCCCTTTTAGGAGAAGATCTTTTATTAGCCCTTGAACTTGCCTTTTCTGGTGTTGAACATGGTTACAAAGCCAAAGGGGAGAAATGCCCTTATACTTTACAATCATTTTGCGACTTGGTAGATACAGACATGGGAGGCATAACGCGCATCATGGAAATGATTTCAAACGAGATTTCACCACCAGAAGAAGAGAGCCAAAAAAACGTAGTGGCGAAGGCGGAGAGCTCACACTTGAATACATCGAGCGATTTTGTTTCGGAGTTTTAAGATTTCCACCTTCGCAATACAATGAAATGAGTTTTAAAGAGGTTGTTATGGCTATGCAAGGTTATAACAATTTCTTTGAACAGCAAGAGCAAACGGAATGGGAACGAATAAGATGGCAAACAACACTTTTACTAAATGTTCATACGGCAAAAGGTAAAAGTTTAAAGCCAAAAGATTTAATAGAGTTTCCATGGGAGAATCCGATAAATAAAGAAACTAATAGAAGTTTGACAAATAATGACAAAACAATATTTGACAAATGGGATAAAGAAGGATAATGGCAATAGGTAAACTACTTTTAAAACTTGGCATTGATACCACTAATCTCGATAAAGAGTTAGGAAAGGTAGAAAAGTCTATGACAAAGTTTGGACAAAATATGTCTAACCTTGGCTCTACTTTAACCCAGTCATTGACATTGCCTATTATAGGTGTAGGTGCCGCAGCTTTAAAATCATTTGCAGACATGGAAAAACTGCAGAATGGTTTAATTGCCATTATGGGAAGTAGTGAAGGGGCTGCCATAGAATTAGAAAAGTTAAGAAAAGTTGCAGAGAATCCTGGTCTTGCTTTACCAGAAGTTGTAAAAGCCTCTGCCTCTTTGCAAAGTGTAGGTATGAATGCCGATGCAGCTCGAGAAACTATAACACAATTTGGTAATGCAGTAGCAAGGGCAGGCGGTGGTGCAGAACAATTTGATGGAGTAGTATTGGCACTATCACAAATTAGCGCAGTTGGTAAAGTTACACAGGAAGATCTTAATCAGATTAAAGAAAGGCTCCCAGAGTTTGCAAGAGTGATGAAAGAGGAGTTTGGTGTAGTGACTGCCGAAGGAATCCGGGAACTTGGAATTAGTAGTGAGGAATTTATAAAAAGATCTGTTGGTGCTTTAGGTAATTTGGAAAGAGCAAATGGAGGATTAGCTAATACTTTTGATAATTTAAAAGATAATGTAGGTGCATCATTAGCAGAGTTAGGTAAAGCAATAAATGAAACATTAAATTTAGAGGCAGTTGTAGCTACATTTAGCGCAGGATTACAAAGGTTAGTTGATGGTTTTAAATCACTTAATCCAGAGACGCAAGGTTTTATAGTTAAGACTGGTTTAATTATAGCAGCAATCGGCCCAGCTATATTTATAGTAGGTAAATTAATTACTACGTTTGGTGCATTAGTAGGTACTATAAAACTTATTAGAACTACTATTTTATTTATGACAACAGGAATACAGGCTGCATTTGCATCTTTACTTGCTAATCCTGTTATACTTGGTATTGTAGCTGCTATTGCTGCTATTGGTGCTATTGCTTTATATGTATACGATAACTGGCAGGCATTTAGTGATAACTTTAAAAACATTTGGATAAATATAAAAAACTCTGTTATGCAAGGAGTTACTTTTGTTTTAGGTAAATTAGATAATTTACAAAAAGCATTAGGTTTAGATTTATTTGATTTATCCGGTATGACAAAATACCAAGAAGAACAAAGAGTAGTTGCAGCAGAGTTTAAAACAATCGGAGAAACAGTTGATAGTCTTAAAGGTAAATTTAAAAGTTTATTTATGGCTGCTCCTGGCAAAGCTACGGGAGTAGGTGGAACAGATGGAACAGGTGAGTTAGTTTTTGGTGATGGTGGCGCACCAACAGGAGGAGGCACAGCAGGAGGTGGAGTTAAAAATGCTTTAAATACTCCAATAGATACAGTAAACTTATTACCTACTTTAGATTTACTGCCAGATAAATTAGAAAGTATATCAGCCGCAAATGAAAGATTAAAACAAACAAATGAAGATGTAGCTAATTCATTTAATAAAATTGCACCTACGGCAAAAAGTGCCTATGATTCATTAGGACAAGGTCAACAAATTATTGCTGCAAGTATATTAAGTTTTGGTGAATTAGCAGCAAGTGGATTTGAAAGTATGAAAGAACTTGCAGCAGCTGTACGAAAAAGCATTGCTGATATAATTGCTAATTTCATTAGAATGTATGTAGCAAAAGCATTAGCATCTTTACCATTATCACCTTTCATGGTGGCTATTGCTCCTGCTATTGCTGCTGCTGCTGGTGGTGTAGCAAGGTCATTAATAATGAAGATTGGAGCTCCAAAACTTGCCGAAGGCGGCTTGGCATACGGGCCCACCATGGCAACGGTCGGAGATAACAGAAACGCGCGTGTAGATCCCGAGGTAATTGCTCCTTTGTCAAAGTTAAAGTCAATGATGGGTGACATGGGCATGGGAGGAGTATTGGAGACAAAAATAAGCGGAAATGATTTAATTATATTGTTAAACAGATCTCAAAAGGGATTAAGTAGAATACAATAATGGCTGTAAGGTTTGAAACGACTGTATATAATGAGAAAGGCAGAAAAATAAATGTTGCTATAAAAGACA